AATGTTTTTTTCTTAGTTTCTAAAAATTCCTTGTATTGCATATTTCTATTTTTTTTGTAAATGTAACTAAATAAAATTAATTACAAACTATTTTCGTTAAATTCTTTTAAATATAAATCAATTAAAAATTTTGTTTTTTCTAAATCTTCTTTAAAGTTTCCTTTTTTTCTACATCTTATCACTCGCTTAATTATATCAAATTCATATGAATTAAGCTGTTTTTCTTCGCTAAAATTATAAAGTGAACCTTTACTATTATCGTAGTGTTTAGGTGTTGTTATTTCGCTTGTTTCTTCGATTAAATTATATTGATTAACGTCAAAGCTGACACCATAATAACCGATAGGGTAAATTACTTCGTTGCTTTCAATTACTGTACCCGTAAATTTGTCTTTATTAAGTCTAGTTACTTTTACTTTAAACTTTAACTCTTTATGTATTCCAATCATAATTCAAAAAATTGTCTTAATTTTATTTTTACGTTATTTTGTTGTTCAATGCTTTCAATTTCTGCATTATCAATTAATCTGCTATCTGCTTTAATTAGCTTTTTAATTACCGTTTTAATATTATTTGCCAAATGTTTATCTATTATATCATCTCGCATTTGTTCATCATTTAAAACATCTTCTAAAAAATCAGCTAATACTGGCATCATAATACAAGAAGCGAATAATTTTTTATGGTTTGTTTCAATCATTTTCTTCGTTATTTACGTACCAATCACAACATTTTTTACTTACTGCAAATGCTTTAAAATCCTTTCTAAAGTATCTTTGCTTTCTTATCATAGCTCTTGACCAGTCTTTAATTATTATTCTTTTTCTCATTTTTATTTAAATATTTAAAATAACGCTCTTCTTTTTCTAAATCCTCAATCACTTCTTTAATATTAACTTTTGGATTAATAAAGCTATTTTTATTTATTTTTAAATAATCATCCGTTAACTGCCTTGTTTCTTTGCGGATGTTTACAGTTTGAACCACCATAAAAGCAATAATCACTATTAATGCAAATAATGTGAAACCTAATAAATATAATTTAATCATTTTACTTGTTTTAAAAATTCTTTTACTCTGTTTAAATTCTCTTGTTTAAAGTCGATATGTCGATTCAACCATAAATTTAATGAAGTGTTGCACATATTAAATTCGTTTATTAGCATATTAGATATGATTCTACGGCCTTTCTCTCCTTTAGCTACATATTGACTCTCTAATAAATAAATACTTTCTCTAATCGCTTTATTTTCAATTCTTGTTTCTTCGCTTATTCCACCCGTTTTACTCATTACTTACCGTATTTTATTTTGTTGTTTAAATTATGAATGTAGTTAATCCAATCGTTAAATGTGTTTAGTGGATTACTTGGTACAATTGTATTTTGAATGTTTTTCTTTTTTGGATTATAAGTGTTTAAATCCCATGTTATATTCGTTTTCATCTTAAAATGCTTTAGTTGTAAATATTGCTCTTAATTCTGTATTTATTTCGTCTACTGTTTCTTTAAATACTTTGTCGTTATATTCTAAATAATTATCTACTGTTTTAACTCCGTGTAATACTGTAGCGTGGTCTTTTTTACCACATATTAAACCAATTCTTTTAAGGTTTAAATTAGTGTTATTTCGTAGATACCACATTAATAATTGTCTTTTAAAAACTACATCTCTATTTCTACATACTAAACTAATTTTATGCTTTTGGATAATTGTTTTAACTCTAAAAATATGCTCCGTTTTTTTAAGTTCAGAACCGCATATTCTCATTATACGGTACTGATATGGTAATTCAAATACTCTCATCTTGCTTCTTTTAAATCTTTTAAATCTTTTATGAACTCCTCTGTAGCTATTATTAAAGCTCTTAATTTCATTCTATTTTCTACATCTGTTATGTGTGTACAATGTAGTAAATCTGTTTCGTATATTTTAAGCCTTATTTTATATTGCTTAATTAACCAGTCTTCGTTATATCTCATGACGTGGGCTTAATTCGTTTTCTAATACTTCCTCGATTAAATGTAACTGTACATCTAACATATCTATAATATCCGTTTTTGAATCTCTAACGTATATCTCGTGAATTTCTAAACCAAAGTGGCTTTCGTAAACTAACACTTGGTAAACAACTGTCAACTCGATTCCTTTAAACTCAATGTGTCTTTTGTGTTGCATAATTTCTAATTTTTAGTGTTTCTATTTCCTTTTGTTGAAACAAAGATATGTAATTATATTTAATTAATTACATGAAATAGTAAATTATTTTTAATTATTTTGCATAAAAAAACCTAACTCATTACAAGCTAGGTTATTAAAGATTAAATTATTTTTACTAAAATGGTACATCCGAACTTGTTTCTTGTGTTTTAACCACGTTTTCAACTTCCTTATCAGCTACGTTGATGTTTCCATCTGTGAAAACTACTCTACCGTTTGCAATATACTGTTTTTGAACTTTGCTTTCACGTTCTTCTTTACTTTGGCTATATGCCATTGATACGTTATTTCCGTATCGTGTATCATCATTCACAAAGATTTGAGTATTTAAATACTTTCCATCTACTAATTTAGACTCATCAATCTTTGACAAATCAATACTTAAATTTAAAATTGCTGACATACTTATTATTTATTATTTATTTTTAACTGATAAACTACTTTTGCTAAACGTTACTATCGGAGTTTGTAACACCTCTCCCGTTTGTTCATTAAGTGAACTAATACCATTTTTATTATTCTCGTAAACTGATTTATATTTAGCTTCAATTTGAACTATGTTTTCTTTTGCGACTTTCCACTCGTCAATATTTTTAAAGTCGAATTGTTTACGACCCTCAACACGTGTGAATTGATAAGAGCCTATTTTAAACGTTTTATCGTACTTTTCTGATTCGTTGTAGGCTAATTCATCAATCTGTTTTTTAGCTTCGTTAAAACACTTCTCTAACTCTCTAAAGACTGCAAACGCTTCTAATGAGTTTGTGAATCCTAAATCTACGTTTCTAATCACTAAATTAATTTGATTCTGTATAACGTTGATTGAATTCGTTGTTAACGTAACACCATCGTAGTTTTTTTCCATATACTGTTGTTCTTCTCTATTTTGCATAATTCTAATTTTTTGTAAATATATTAATTTTTGTTGTATTTGCGTAATTAGTTACGCCTATCAGCTAGTTACAGGGCATTTTGCCGACCCTCTAAATGTTCAATGTACATATCAAGAACACTTTTTGGAATAGCGTAACTTTCAAGGTATACCATATAATTATTTGACATACTTTTAAGGTCATCAATAACCTCACTCATACTTGGCAATCCTAATTCTTTTAGCTGAACAAAAGCTGCATTGTTTGCTAACTTATGATACCCATCTTCTGTTTGGTAGTTTGGCTTTTCAAGTTGTTCAATAATCTCTGGTAATGTGTTAAATCTTTTCATTTTGACTAAATTAAAACGCCCTATAACATACGCTATACAAAAGCAGGGGCTTTACTGCTAATACAAGCGTTCGTGCATCTATTTATCATTTGTGGGAGGCTGAAAGGGAGTGCATCTTAACCCCTGCCTTCGTATAGCGTCAGCCGTTAGGTGCAATATGAAGTTTATACCCGACGAATAATACTAATTGTTGTTTCGGATAAATCTCTGCAAATATGACAAAACTCTTTTTCACCATAAATAACTCCTGTTATTCCTTCGTCACAATGTTTATTTGGACAAATATAATTACGAAGTTCATATCTACTATTATCAGCAATAATTATAGAAATTGAACTATTCATCATTGCACTAAATGGATTTGAATTAATGAAAATTTCTCCATTATTATTAATCCAATATTCATCTACATTTCTATTCTTTACCTTATCAAATAATACTTTCATTTTAATTCTAAATTTACTGTGTGTTAAAAAAATACTGCACCTAACAACTCATAAGCAAGCCGTTTGAAATGTACTGTTCCGAGAACGGCTCGCCTATCCGCAAAACGTTAGTAGGCATTAGGAAGTACATTTCCGTGATTCAACATTGCATTCTGCTCTATTAATTCTTTTAATATTATTTCTAAATTTTCAATTAAATCTTCCGAAACAAAACCTTTTGAATCTGTTATGTTTACTGTAAATTGTGTATCACCGTCTTTAAATGTTAACTCAATAAAACGTGATGGTTTTAAACTTGATGTTCCGTAATGTTTACTTATTATTTCCATTTTATATTTATTTTAATTTGACTTACCGTGTGAATAAAACGCCTACTAACAACAGTTATACAAAACGGCTTGACATATACTGTGTTTAGAGCCGTTTCGTATAGCTGTAAAACGTTATCTTCAATTGCTCGGAGGACATCGCTCCGGACTGAAATGAAATTAAATTTTAACATATGGAAAAAATAAATTTGTTTTCGACAATTGGATTAATATTAGATATTATTGGAGTACTTATGCTTTTTAAATATGGATTACCTAGTAAAGTATCAGAAGGAACTGGTAGAATTACAGAAGAGTCTAAAATAAATGAAGATATTCGTAATAAAAAAAATAAGCATATTGTTATTATGGCTTATTTGGGTTTAACATTTATCCTTATTGGATTTATTTTTCAACTTATGGGTACTAATCCAAGTATGTTTAAATGATTGTATATGTCTATGAAACATTATAAATAAAGGAATTGAAACTGATAATCCAATTATTATTAAAATTAATAAATTTATATTATTCAAAATGAAACTCGGTTGACCTTGACCGAAAGGATTAAATTTATAAACTGTGTACTCGCAACAAAAGATAACAGCAAATAGGTGACAACTGGCTGAAATGCACTTGACCTGTTAGCCAGCTGACACCTAGTTGCAAAACGTTATAGGTAATGTTTTAAACTTTTGCCGACACACCTAATCGTTATTTAAAATCGGTCTATTGCCTGTGATGTCTTTTATTACTTCTTTCCAAGCATCTATTTTGGCAAGGTAATATTCCCCCTGTTCTTTATCGTCAATTTCTTCGAAGCATTCTTCTGCTGAACTTTCGGCACTTACTATACTTGCTTTCAAATCCTTTACGATTTTATATAGAGTTGGATTTAAAATAACACAATCAAATCCGCCCCATTCTTTTACCTCATTTACTTCTGCTACACTTAACTCACTCATAAAATCAATTCTTTCTAAATTGATTGGCATTTGCATTATATAAATTGCTTTTATGCCTCCTGTTTTTTCTTTACATTTCATATTTTATAGTTTAATTAACCGCAACTACTTATAACAGCAGCCTTACGCTGGCTGCAATCCGTTATGGGGCATTACAATAACATCAATGCTTTATTTTGTAATTCAGTTAATTCAAAAGTTGCTTTAAGTTTCTCAACTGTGTAAGTACCCTCTTTGATTTTTTCTAATGCTTTCTCGAATCTAGTGTTATCGATTGATTCTTTTGGTGTAAATTCTTTAGTAACTTCATCCAAGTATCTTTGGTCATCAAATTTACCTAGAAAAATATCCGCATTAAAACCAAGTTTAGAAATTGCCTTTGTCAATGAATCTGTTTCTACTTTCTTAGCAAAATTATCATCTATTTTAGTTTTTGCGTTATCCATAAATAAACTAATAGCGTTTACAATTGGAAATTCTCCTTTAGGAAAAAAGAATACTGCTTTGAAAATAACTAAACCATGACTAACAGAAAGCGTATAATCTAAATTAATTTCTTTAAAACCCCATTTCTCTCCATAAACTCCGAACTGCTCTGTAACATTCATTATTTGAAACTGTGGTGCAATTGAAGTAATATTATTACCTCTTACGTTTGCTTTCTTTGTGTACTTTGGATTAGTCTTTTCGACTTTGTGCCATAATTCTAAATTGTTCATATTATTTCTTATTATTAGTTTCTACAAATGTAACTAATTTTATTTAATTACAAACTATATTTAATAAAAAAAGTGTAAATTTCTTTACACTCTTAAAACTAAAATAGAAAATATGCTCTGTAAAGATAGTTATTATTTATGGTTTAAAAAATCTATTTCCTGATTTTGGTGGATTTATTTGAAAATGAACCCAAGTTTTAGTTGCGACGAAATCTTCCATGTATAAACCTATTCCATCCATAAGTTTAATATTTGCTAAAATCCATTTCTTTAACTTACCATCGCCATCAGCGAAGTCAACTGCACGACCAAATAAATGATTTGATTTCATTGGTACTTTAGGAGGGTAAATTCCTTTAGCTGCGTATATCTCTAAATGATATTTTTTAGTCCTTAAACCACTTGTAACTATCATAGGTTTACCATATTCTTTACGTACGATATTAACCTTTAAAAATAATTCGTTTAAGTTAGCTTGTATATCTTTATCTAAATCCTCAAATTTAGCCTGATTACTTAATAGTTCATTAATTGTTATCATTGTCATCAATCTTTTTTAGTAATATTGCAACCGTTAAAATGAATGCAATATATATTATTTCAATCATTTTTGTACGGTTAATTTTGCGACTGCACTTGCTATTACTCCAGTAGTAGCCAAATAACCACCTAATGTTACTATTCCAACAGGTAAAGCGACTGGGCTTGATAATATTCCAACTCCTACCGCTCCTACTGATAAACCTATTTTAATAATATTCTTAAATAATCTAGGGCTTTCATGCTTCCATCTATCTTTTAATTTCATTTTCCTTTGCTTTTATATTGTTCATATTTTTTTATAATTAACTCAATTGATTTTAACCCCGTAAAACCTAATAAGAATGCTAACCCATAACCGACATTATATGGTAAATGAAGCATATAAATTGCTAAAGGTGTTAAATAGTTAGCTGTTAATATTCCAACTGCTACCGTTAACACTTTTTGTTTTTTTGACAAATCATTTGGTTTAGAAATAAATGCCATACCGCCAAATAAACCAGCAAGCATCATTGGAAATTCAATACCAAAGTTTTTGCAAAATATATAAAATTCTTTCATCTATGTAATTTTCGTCTAAAATTATTAATTTTAGACTTTATAAAGCGTTTATTAACTAAAAATATAATAGAAAATATTAAACATAAATATTCTGACCAATTAAATGTACACGCTTCGCCTGCTGCTTCATCAGTAAAATTGTTTATACACGCAATTAAGCCTATATAAGTAATTATTTTCCATACCTTGTTCTTTGCTTCATTATAGAAAGAGAAAGTGTAACATAACAATCCAAAAGCCATTAAATGGTAGAATGCTCCATCCCATAAACATTTCCAAAAAGTAAAGCCTACAAATAAAGAAATAAATCCTAAAATGTATGCTATCTTACTACTTATTTTTTCCACTTCTATCATTTGGGCGAGTACCGACTACGTTAACACTTTTTGTATTTGATTTAACTGATTGTTTTGGTATTTTTAATTTTTTTGCCATGATTTATACTATTATATGTTTTTTTTTATGCACCTACTATACCTATAAATAGTTTTATATAATCTTCTGCATTCATTAGATAAAAGGATTTTCAATAATTGGTGGTACATATTGAATCAAAGGTAAATCTTTTAACCATTGAATATTACATGAATTAATTGAATAAGAATCAATGCAAATATTACCATTTACATCGTACATCTGTAAATTAAAATATGTTGAGGGTGCTATTAAAATACCCTCTAAACTTGTTTTTTGTGCTTGTGTTATTATTGCTACTTGCATAATTTATACGTTTATTCCTAAAGTTGTCATTAATGTGTCAACTGCTTCATTTAATAAAGATATTTCCGAACTAGTTAAACCTATACCTTGTGAAATAAATGAAATCTCGTTATATGAATAAAACATCGGAGAACCCTGAAAATTCATCGTTAAACCATAAACTTCCACATCTGGTCTAACAGTTGATATAATACTTGAAGTTTTAGCAACATAAACGTTATTAATTCCACCCTCTACGGCAGTTGATGAAGTTCTTGATCCTATTGCAAATCTTCTTGAATCACTCCATGTTGCAGGGATACTCCACAATAAATTGTCTGTATAAACACCATTTTGATTAAAGACATAACGAGGAGAACCATCCCAAAAAGGTGCAACAATCGAACTTCCACCATTGACACCGTAAGCACCAAACACACACTTTGTTGCTAATGGCATTGAAGTACGTGAATAAATACTTTGATGAGCTGAATTTAAAGTGCTATGTGTTGTAGGAATATAACCTGTTTTAAAGTAGCCATTTGAAGTTGACTTAATTCCTGTACTTGCATGAATTATTGTACCGAAATAAGTTAAATTAAACGCTGAATTACCTATAAAATTATAGTTGTTTTTAGTCGCATCACCATTAAATAAAAAGTGAATATGATGAAATTTACTTATAATTGGGTTAATAGTTGTTTCAAACGCATTTACTGCATTTATAGCAGTTGCATCTGTAATGCTTCTAGCTGTAACCCATGCCGAAGTTAATGGATTTAAAGCAGCACCTCCACTTCTTTTTGTAGTAGCACCTATTGCACCATATCCAAATCCTACTCCGTACATACTAACCGATTACTAAAGCAACTGAACCACTAGTCAACGTTACACCGCTAAATAGTACACCTAAACCAGTAATAAATGCACCAGCTTTTACCGCAGTTGCAGGAGTTGAAATATAACTAGCTTTTACATCTGAACCTGCCACTTTAATAGCACTAAATACAGTATCTTCTAATACTAATATCCCTGCAATTACTTTAGTTACTGCGGTTGTGTCGTTGCAAATGTAAACACCTTTACTTGCTACTAATTTGTCTATGTTTGGTAAACTCATTTTATTTTATATTTTAATTGTAAACTCTAATTTCAAAACTTGCACTATCTAAAGCATCATCTATTCCTGCTGATGAAGTATTATATGTCTTAATCTTAACAATATTATTGCTATCTCTTATTGCATAACCGATAGCAGCGGGACCAGTTGCACTTAATGTTAATTGAGTAAATGTCTTTGAAGCAGTAAATGCACCCGTTAACGTTCCACTATAACCACCTGCCGCAGTTCGTGTCCAAACGATTGTACCAATTGTATTTTCTAATACAGTAACAGTAGGCGCACCTGTACCACTTTGTGTAATCAAAGCAGCGTATACTTTATAAGGTTTTAAATAGTCAGAATTAACCTTTCTACTATCGTATGTCGCACCGTTGTAAACTGACACCTCTAGGTAATCAGTCGCCTTAATTGGAACACTACTTGTTGTTAATTCACTTATTCTTTGATTGCTCATCTTTTTCTAACTTCTTTAATAATAACGTTAACTTTTTTAGGTTGTTATTTTTAGCCTCTTTTTTCATATTAACCAACTTGTAAAATTAGTGTCATGGTCTGGAAAAGTATCATCGTTTGAATTACTATTGTATTCAGGAAATGAAGATTGATTAAAACTCATGTATCGAACAAACCTTTCTGTATAGTGTTGAGCCAAACTAGTTTCTTTATCAATTAAAAAGTCTATCTCTGTTTTTTCTACATTACTAGCATTTTCAGAACTATGTTTGAATATACCTTTAGCGTTAATTGTATAACTCGCAAATGGCAACCACTCGACCATAGCCCAGTGTATAAGCATCGGTTTAACATAGGTAGTTAATAAAGTCAAATAGTTGCCACTTAAAGTGTTTGCTACGATATCAGCTTTTAACTTGTTGAATAAATCAGTACCTAAATAATTAGCTATATGAATTTCTTGTGCTATCTTCACATACTGAATGAAAGTATCAGTGTCTATATTTCCGTTTAAGCTAGTGTGCTTAACTAAATCCGTTCTGTTTATTAATAATGCTTCTGCCATTAGTTAAAGCGTTTATTTGTTGGTAAAAATCCATTATAAGGCATATCCTTTGGTTGTTGGTATACTCTATTATCATTTGTTGGTAATATCTCTCCTTGTTTTCTCGCTTCACTTGGAGTGAATTTTTTCGCTAATGGAGAGTTAACATCTGATTTTCTTAAATATGTTTCTCTAGTCCAATAATGGTGGCAATCTCCTCCTCCTTTATATAACCAAATAGAGTAATTATCTGCTCCTTCAGGACCCCACCCTTTATTTACTTCTTGTGTTTCCATTCTAATTATATCTTCTTTACGATATACTTTATTAGAACTTAACATTGCTTTGCAAAAACCTCTTGAATTTTCGCCAACATTACCCGAATATCTGTATCTTGACTTGAATATTTCGCCATCTTGACTAGACGAAGCGTTTGGATTAGCTACACCCGTTTTAACTAGGTTAATTATTTGTTTTAATTTAGTAGGTTGTTGGTTATTTAACTCTTTAATTTTAGCATCTAATTCATCTTCATTATCGTAGTCAACTTTATGTGAGTCAATTAATACCCATTCATCTTCATTTAACTCCTCTCCAAACTCTGATAAGTCTAATTCTTGACTAGATAAAGTTGTATCTTGTACAATTGCTTCTTCTTTTTTAGCGTACATATCCTCAAAAGGATTTAAACCATTGAAATATAGTTTTAAACTAATTCCGTTAACTGCTAAAATCTTATCGATTGCATCCGTAATTAAGTTTTGAAACGGTTTAATTACCAAATTATCAAATATCAATAAAGAGTTCTTTAATTCGTCTGCATTAGAAGAAAATCCCGTTGTCGTTGCAATACCAAATAATAAAGGCGAAGTAACATTATGTGAAAGTAATATTTTTCTCATACACTCCTCTGAAAGGAACTGATAATGGTTTGGTGCATCGTTTAAAGGAATTGATTCAATCGTTGTAGCGTTATCCTTATTTTTATTAAATGAGTAAACTATCTTTTTACCTTTTGAACCCGTTAACTTTTGATTAGCTTTATGTTCAATTTGTCTGCGTTGTTCTTCTGTTCCCGTACCTCCAACAAAGTTAACCACCATTGTAGGCGAAAACCCGTTTTGAACATCGTTAATTAAATATTCAGCAATTTCCTCCTCCATTACAGTATAAGGTAAACCACCCGTATAAGTTACGTTTGAATAATACTTCATACCTACCGAATAAGGTTTAACATAAAGTATTTCAATATCAGACTTTCCAAAACCAAAAGCATCTAATCTTTTAGGTTTGTATTTTTTAATATCCTCCCAATTATCTGAATAGTAATAACCCGTAATTTCGCCATCCTTATTGCACTTTTCAGCACGTAATAACTGAACAGGAATATGATACGCTTTTAATATCTCTGTTCTTTTATTATCGTAGTGTACTTGAATTGCACATTGACCTAATAAATACGCTTCAACACTAATTTTTCGTAAGTCATCCGAAGAAATCAAAGTAATTAATTGTGCAAATTCATTAGGCTTTTTACTAGCATCTAAAGCAGTCAATCCTTTACCGTAAATAAGTCTAGTAATATTGTTAATTACAGCGTTATTTGTAGCACTATTTATGTGCCTATCAATTAAAAATTGGAAATAATTGTTATCCTCGCCATACTCAACCCAATCTTCACGTGTACTTTCGTTAATAATCGGTGCTTTATATTCAGCTAAATTGATTACTTGTATTTTTTCGTTATCCATTAATCTAAAATTATGAAGTCATTTGATGTGCTTGTACTTGTGTACGTATCTTTATTTATTGTGTAGTCTGAAATAGTCTGATTAGTACAGTAGATTTTATCAATATAAACGGGTGTAGTTGAGTTTAAAACCTCTAGTCTATATGTATGTTCCTCTTTAAGTGAAAAGATTGCAGTAATCGTGTGGTAATAAGTTACGTTTGTAGAACTTTGAATGCTTACCGTAGTGCTTACATTTGTTTGTTCATCCGTAATAGTCATAGTTGTATAAGTATCACTTCTAGGAATGAAACTAAACGTTTGAGCAGTATTTAATTCTTTTAAAACTATCATATCTTTTAAACGTTTAAATGATTAATTTGTTAAATAAAAAAGGCTACCTAATTATAGGCAGCCTTTTAAAGTAGTAGTAGTTTAATACTATGCAGTAACAATAGTTGCAGAACTAAACAAAGTTGCTAAACCAGCCTCAGTTGAACAATTCAAATGATTTGCAGGAAGTCGCTCCATGCCCATGAAGTTAAGTTTATATCCGTTAAAATCTCCCATTTGAGTACCGTTGTCAATAGTTGCCTCAGTTACATCCATTCCGAATTCTAAACCTGCTAAAAAGTACTGGCCTTGTCGACTACGTACTACTACGTGTGACCGGCCATAACTCAAAAGTTTAATCATTTTGGTCGTTGCAACATCTTGTTTTTTCAAGTCAATAGTCAATGTTTGTTCAAAGAACGTTGTTCCATTTTCTCTTGAAGATGTACCTTTTTGTACAAAAGAATTATTCCCTTTTAAAGAGAATTTATAAAGGTTAGTAATATTGTTTACATCAGTAATCATATCCGTAGACGTTGCATCATACGTTAAATCACTCTGCATCGTTGGATTGAAATTTGCAATATAGATAATGTCTATTCCTCCGACACTATCCTTGCAGCTTTCAACTCGTCCGTTAGCTAAATCGCATGCCATATAATTGATTTTTAATAAGTTAAACAAAAAAGGGTGGCGTTTATTTCACCACCCTTTAATTAATTTTTGCTAATTATTAGTTAGCAGAGTTAGTAATCCCGTAAGTTACTATTTCAGAAGCAAAGCCGTAGTTTGCACATCCTGTCATTCTCATAACGATTCTTACATTTTCATCTCCTAAAGTTTCAGAAGTATCAATCAATTTAACTTTATTCATGTCATCTATTAAACCAGTACCGAAGTATAAGTTAGATTTTTGAGCAGCAATTGCAACGTTTGAAGCTAATCCCTCAGCTAATACAATTTTAACTCCATCAATAGTTAATGCTTGACCTGTATAAAAAGTTGTACCTTTAGCATCAACACCATTTGCACCTAATCCAGAAGCTCCGAATCCGCCTAATGCTTGAATATATGCATAGTACATATTTACTGGCAAGTAAATAAATAAGTCGTCTTTTGCTAAGATAGTAGGTGGAATAGCATTAACAATTTTACGCAACTCAGTAAGTACGTTTGAAGCCGTAACCGTACTTCCAGCAATCTCTTGAGCTGCTGGTAAAGCTGCATCTAAAGCAATTAAAGTACAAATACCATCATATTGACCTGTTGTACCTGTTGCACCTCTCCAAAAAGATACTTCATTTTCTGCTGCGATACCCGCTGCATAACGTGCTAATATAAAATCTGCAAAAGATTTAGATAAAGTATCAAATGCAGAAATTCCCATGTCTTCGCTCATCCAATCTGAATGGAAGTCTTTTTTACAAAGAACTTGATTTACTTGCAGTTCTTTTGGAGTTAAAACTCTTTCAGTTAAAGTTACTGAACCAGAAGAAGTAAAATCACATGAAGCATCAGATAACAAAGTTCCTGTTGCTATTTTTTTAATAACTTCTTTGTATTTAATGTTTGGTTTAATTGTTACTAAACCTTTATCTAATGTTGGCGCAGATAAAAGCGCAGTTGCGATATATTCACCTAAGAATTTACCAGCATAACTTGTTGTAATTGACGTTGCAGTTGCCATGTTTTAAATTATTTTTTTATGTTAGCTAATTTTTGTCTTACTCTATCTTCAAGTGTTAAGACTTTATTGTTTGAAAGTTTTATATTAAATCTTTCTTCATTTACATTCTCAGGATTAAAAATAATAGGTTTTGGAGTTTCTTCTAATACTACTTCTTTAGACTCATCTTTGTTTTCAATCATTGCTTTTAATTCAATAATTTGTTTTTTAAGCTCCTCTATTTCTTCATTTGCAGAAAAGTGAACTTCTTTAGTTGTTGTTTCAACTGTTTTCTTTGCTACTTGTTTTGGCTCTTCTGATGCTTCAACTGGTGCAACTGGTTCAACTTCCTCCATTGGTGGTTGTTCTTGTTCCTTTGTCGCAATTTCTCCAATAATACCATCTTCATAAACCGCCAACATATTACCGTCTTCTAATTCATATTCTCCAATAGGCATTGGTACATTTCCATTTTCTGAAACAATGAAAATTTCTTTTCCAACTTCTAATGAATCGAACTCTAAAACAGTAACACCATCAGCAAGTTTCATTTGTGCTAATTTTACTTCCATTTCTTCTAACTTTAATTTAACGCTGAATTTTTGCTCTAAAAACTCTCTAACGCTTTTTAATTTATCTTTCATTATTCTTTAAACGTTTAGTTAATTACTCTGTTATATATGCTTATCCCCTAGTTACTGTTATTGTACGTGGTTGATTAGTGTTGTTAATAGTTGAAGCCCCTTGACCTTGTGTTGCTCCAATTCCTTGTGCTTGTAAAGTTCCATCACAACAATTTACATTATACGTACCATCCTCACAAATGCAACCTCTATTCCCACCTTGTGGACTTGTAAGGCTTTCTGTTTTCTTTTTTCTTCCCATTATATTTCTGTTATTATAAAGTTTAAATGTACTAATGTTATATTATGTGAACTTTGATTTTTAATCCATACTTCTATGTAGTCGTTTGGCGATAATTCAACTATTGCTTGAATGGTTACAGTCGAAGCCTTTCCATTACTTGAACAAGTTTCATCCATTTCACTAGATGTTACTATACTTCCATTTTTAAAGAATGCAAAATTTAAGACATTATTGTTTCCACTTGTAACCGAGATAGAACTTTCTATTTTACAGTTTCTAATTGTGTTTAAATTAGTTACTCTATTATTTGTATGTTGAAAATTATCATTATATATACCTAATGTCGTAGTAGTTCCTAACTTATAAAAGTTAGTTGTTGTAATAGTTGTTACGCTTGTACCTAAATGGTCATAATAATTAAGAAACGAATTTAACTTACTTCTTAATATTCTTTTAAGTTCATCGCTCCCATCGTCAAAATAAACGTAGTCGGTGCTTTCAATATGAGTGGCATCCTTATATCTTATATAGTGTGGGTACTTACTCATTAATTAAGTTTTCGATTTCTTTGATTAATTCATCTGTTTCAGAAACTTGTTCACTCGCTTTTACTTCTGCTTCTTTATATTTACCCTCAATGGAGAATCCTTTGTACTCTCCATTCTTAACTCGTACCCACTCGCTATCGTTGTAAACTTTCATCTTTACTATCCAACTTCCTACGGGTGCGTTTAAGTTATAAATATTTGATTTGTCTTGTTTAGAATCTTCAACAATCCAACTTTCAATAACACTAACACCTTCAACATCTCTCTCATGTTGTGAAGTAATCTTATTTAAGTTAAGATTCTTCATGAAAAGTTCATTTGTCTTTTCAATAGTTTGTGAAGTAAAATAAATATTAAACTCCTCTCCGTCTATGTTTCTATAAATCTTTTTATCAGGCACTAAAGCAATACCAACAACCTCTCTTTTTTCTTCGTTTACTACCTTTAATTCAATCTCATGACTAGACAAATAAATAAAGTCCTCTTGAATTGCAGGTTTATCTACAAGCGAAATTGCGAAAACTCCGTCAACGCTTTCATCACTTATTATCATTTCAATGTCTTGTATCTTTTTCATAATTTTAGAACGTTGCGTTTCTTAATCTGTTTCTATCTAATTGTTGTTGACTTGTCATGTCGCCACTTACAACATACGCTTGAATTGGCGAACCTAATTGACCTAATTGGTTTTGTCCGTTATTACCTACTATGTTAAAGTTTGGAGTTATTACAGATGAACCACCACCTCCACCACTTGAAGCCATTGAGCCTCCACCACTAAATGAACCGCCACCACCTTGAAACTGTGTTGAAGCTATTTTTTTAACATTTAATAAACCTGCAGTAATAGCAGCTCCAGCAGCAATAAAACTAAACGGAGGTGGTGAAGAAGCTAAAGCCATATTCGCAGCCTTATAAGTATCTATAACCGCACTTGCTATATTGATAGCTTTTTGAATTTTAAACGCTCTCTCTTGTTGTGCTTTTGATTTACCAGCAAATAACTCTGTAAGGTTTGAAATAATTGATAATGAATCTTGAACTCCTTGAACTTGTCTATCTCTTAATTGTTTTTTTGCCTCCTCTGCTTTCCTTTCGTTTTCTAAATCTTTTAATCTAATTTGCTCATGTAAAT